TATCAATTGACTCGATAGTCCACTGCAGGCTCTGCAGCTGTTCAGTACTCAGTCTTGTCCCATACACAAAGCGCCACGCTCTCAACACAGCAGCCATGTTTTCAAAGCTGTGCTGAGAGTTGAAGTCGTCGTAATCATAGCAGAACGGTATCAGGTGTCTTAGGTTGACAGCAACTCCGGCTACGTACTCTGCGGTTGCACGTGATCCTGTCGGGATGTATGAGGGGAATGTCTCCTCGCATTTGTTGAGAGCGAAGTCTGCATGTACGTGACTCGTTATGTCACAGCCGTACAATGCGCGCGACTTGCCCCACTCGTACTTTGTCGAGGTATATGCGTGGATCTCCCTGTATCGGTTCAGCCAGCATCCATGGTCATTCATCTGGATAGCGGCTAACACCCCTTTCTTCGTGCGCAGTTCACGGGGCAGCACACTCTTTTTCTCATTATCTTGAGGATATTCAGAGTGTGCTGACCCACCAGGCATAAGTATCACTCGTTGCGCCCAGTAAGATGCGAAATCAGTGGTGAATGCATTCTTCCCTTCCTATTTCGCATCACTGAACAACTGGACACAGTGCCTGTATACGTCACTCGCGGGGACTTCCGCGAGTTTTGGTTCCGTCCTGTTCTTCTGCTCTTTCTCCCAGTCGACAGGTGTGTCAAGACGGTTGACAAGTACATTGAGCTCGAATATCTTGCTCAAGTCCATGTCGATTACACCCTGGACTTGTTTGGCATACATGCCTTCACGCTTGAGCCCGGCAGCGTCAATACCGCCCCACTGTCTGATCAGCCCAATCAGTATTCTGATTGCTGTGGTGCCGGCCGCTCGGTAGTACGTGAAGAATGTTGCGTGTGTGGCCTCGACATTGTTATACCTGTCGAGTGCCTCGGCAAGCTCAGCGCCAAACCCTCTGAGCTTGATGGTGTCCCTGCGCCCGAATAAGTCAACGAGGCGGACGTGTTGGTGGTGGAATTGCGTTATCTTCTCGGTCTCCTTGTCGAGTGAGTATTCATACTCGAAGTCCCGAGGTGGCGTGGCTGCCAGGTCAGCGTAGTACGTGTGTGTTCCTGGTGGCGCGAATTCGTGTCGCAGGTTTCCTACGATTGTTGCGCCGACGATTTTCGCTACGTGCTTGTCGTACATTGTCACGTAGTCTACGTTGGCGTAATGCGCAACGAGGTCGCCGAAGTCAAGATCCAGCGTGTTCTTC